ATATATATTTAGCGCATTGTAGTTCATCTAATAATGTTGAGACTTATTATAAAAATCTTAGTTTAGAATTAACTTACGGAATAATTGGATCAAGACAAATAGTAGGTCATTTCCATAATGATTTAATGCCTTATACGATAAGCAATAATAAAGACTTTGATATATTTTTAGATGATACAAAGGTGGCTACTGCCTCCGGAACATTATTCTTAGATGGATACACAAGTTTATGCAGAAATAAGACAACTACTTGGAATGATCAAGGTTTATCTGTAAGACCTCTTGGATATGTGACAACAGTAGAAGAGATGTTTCAAAGATATAAGGCAAGGTCAAAGTATAGTGGCAATTACTTGAAAATCATTGAGTCATCAAGAATGCTTATTCCAGCAGCAGTTTTCAGTAATCAAATAAATGCAGATTTGAGATTTGTTCCGGGTTCAATAACAATTAACTATAAAAATGAAACTGCCGATATAACTTTATATGAATTAGTTGATGTAGGAGATAGTATATCATCCGTAGAAAGCGCAGATACATATACTTTTGATTATCTTTATCAAAATAAACAATAATGGGATTAGTTAAAGGAGAAGATGTAATACTTAAATTCTCTGATGGGGATTTAGTAGAAAATGAGCATATCTACTGCGCAAGAGCAGTAACCATTGATGTTCAAAGAGATTATGTTGAGACATCCATTACAGGAAGTGGCAACTTTAGGACATTTGTTCCATCTGCAATAACTTGGGGAGGAACAATCGAAGGACTTGTTTATATTGCCGATGCAGATATTCCAGCATTTGGCTTAACGGCTCATAGACTTCTCGCTGCACTTATATTTGAGGTAAACATTGCAAGTTTAGAGTTTTATGAAGAAGATATGGAGCATAATAAATGGACAAAAAAAACAGGAGATATTTATATAGAAAGTTTTTCGGAAACGGCATCTTTCGACAATATGGCAACATTTAATATAACATTTAAAGGCAATGGCCAATTAACTTTAAGCAATGGCAATGTATAACAAATTTCTACTTTTATTGTTACTAACTTTCTGCGTTAGTATAGCAAAAGCGCAGCCATCACAATATACTCCGATGACTGCTGCCGGGTATCAAATGAAAAGAGTAAAAGTAGATTCAACGCTGCATTTACCTTCGTTCTGTGGAATGCCAACTCTTCGGGGTAGTACGGCAACAGAAGGCGCAATTGCCATTGATACTTGCAATGATATTTTGTACAAATGGACTAATCAAGCTGGATGGACAAGCGTTACTGGTGGTGGTGGAAGTCAAAACTTGCAAAGCGTTTTAGATGTTGGTAATAGTTCTTACAATAAGGATATAAATCTTTATGGAAGAAGTTCCGGCAATCAAATTTATTTATCGGGAATGGACAATTATTGGATGCCATTTATGGCACTCGGTGATTCAATCGGTGGCGCAGTTTATACTTATACCTATCCACAAGCTACTATTGAGTTTCAAAATAAATATCAATCTCAAAAGTTAAAACAGCAAGATAGCATAAGAGCAATAATATATCTACCAACACAAACTATTGATGCTACTGATACATTGGCAACATTAAGCGATGTAAGAAGTTCATCTCAAAATGGAAGATTTGGCAATGATACTGCAACTGTTGTAATGGTAAAAGTTCATAATGACGCTGGAGTAACTTTGACAAATGGTAAGGTAGTATCATTGACATCATCGGGCAATAATAACGAATCTCCAGCAGTAAGATTAGCGAATAATAAACACGATTCCACATCTGCAAATACTTTAGGATTTGTTACTGGAACGATAGCTAATCAAGACACAGGATGGGTTATTTTAAGTGGTAAGATTGAGAAGTTAAACACTTCATCATTCAGCAATGGAGATATAATTTATCTTGATTCCGTATCGGGTAATATAACTAAAACAAAACCAGCAGCACCATATCATCTTGTGTATCTTGGAGTTGTAGTAAAAGCAAATGCCGGTAATGGTGCGATATTCGTAAAGGCGCAGAATGGGTATGAGGTGGAAGAGTTGCATAACGCTAAAATAGTAACTCCATTAAACAACCAAGTATTTGCCTATTCAGATACTCAATCACTTTGGAAAAATAGAAATATCTATTCAATAGTTGATACAACATCTTTAAGTTCAAGAATAAATACCAAATTGGCTATAGCAGATACATCTGTGTTTTTAAGAAAAACAGATAGTACAACTTATTATACAAAATATCGTTCGGACACCTCAAGAACAAATATCTATTCAGCAATTGAAGGTAAACAAGCTACCCTTACTAATCCAGTAACAGGTACAGGCACGAATAACCAAATAGCTTATTTTAATTCAACAGGCAGTACAATAGCAAGTTTACCTGTTGCAACCTATCCATCACTTACCGAGTTAAGTTATGTAAAGGGAACTACATCTGCGGTACAAACACAAATAGATAATAAATTTACAACACCAACAGGATGGACTGATTATTTTGCTTCTTCTACAATTAATGGAGGAACGGGGGCAGGTGGGGTTATTAATTATATATTAATGGGAAAGATATTATTTGTTCAATTAAGTATTGCAGTAACATCTAATGCTACAAGTTTTAATTTTACTTTGCCTTATACGAATGGAACTACACCACAATTTGGATTTGGTAGAGGTATAAATAATGGAAACACTCAAATATCTGTGGGTATGTATATTGCAGCATCTACAAATGTGGTTACACTATTAATGAATTCAGCTAACATAACAACACCTAATTTATGGACTGCTGCCAACGGGAAAAGTGTTCAAGGATTTCTAATGTTAAATATACCTTAATATGATACAATTACAATTAAAAGCAAAGCACTTTTATTATGTAGCTTTCGCTTTACAGGACAAGCCTTTAAGGCAATTTGCAGGGATTTTAAGCAGGATGAAAGATGCATTAATAGACAACACAGATTTAGACGCTTTGTTTACTATTGATGTAAGCTATAACGATTTAATTTCTGTTTTCACTATTGCTGCTGCTTTGCCCGAGGGTTTATCATCGGGCATTAATACTGAAATGAATTTGTTAATTATGCCACAAATACAGGCAGGAGTAATTGCAGAAATTCAAGCAGGTCTTATTGCTGATGCTGATGGAAATCTTCCTTATGATGCCATTTATCAAAAGATTGCAAAAACCATTACTGAAATAAAGACAGGAAACTCTAATGCAATGGCTATTCAAATAGGGTTAGGACAAAGCATAATTAATTCATAGTTTCTAAGTAAAAACACTTATTTTTATCAAATGGAAACAGGTAATCACGGGAATCCAGTTGCTGCTGGTCTATCTTCGCTAATTAGTATAACATCAGCAACATTATCCGTTATAAGTTTGCAACAGGCACAAAGTTGGTTAACTTTATTTGGAAGTGGTGTCGCAGTTGTTTCCGGTTTCTTCGCAATAAGATATTATTATCACGCAACAAAAAAAATAAAAAATGGTAACGACAAAAAAATGGTACAGTAGCAAAACAATTTGGGGTATTGTAATCGCATTTGTAGGATTTATTTTTACTAAATTATCAGTTCCTAATATTGGTTTACCGGAGAATGCAGATTTTGAACAATTGAGTTTATTTGCAACGGCTATAACCAATGCAAAAGGTGATTTGAGTTCTATAATTGGAACAGTTCTTAGTGCAATAGGCACTATACTTGCTATAATTGGTCGCATCAAGGCTGACCAAGTTATAGGCATACGTAAATAAAAATGATCCCATCAAATAACTGCGTGGAGTTGATTAAGAGTTTTGAATCCTTAGTCCTTCACGCCTACAAAGATCCCGGAAGCAAAGATGGCTTACCTATTACCATAGGATGGGGTAGTACTATGTACAATGATGGAAGGAAAATAAATGTCACAGATATAATTACAGAGGAAAGAGCAACAGAGTTGTTGATGTGGGAGTTGAACAACAAAGCTATTGTAGTAAATGCAATGCGTTTGAGTTTAAACCAAAATCAATTTGACTCAGTTTGTAGCTTTGTTTATAATGTGGGAATTGATGCTTTTAAGAGAAGTCATTTATTTAGAAAAATTAATGTTAATCCTAACGATCCTGAGATTGTTGAAGAATTTAAAAGATGGAAATTCAACGATGGCAAGATTATGAAAGGATTGATTCGTAGAAGGGATAAAGAATCTAAACTTTACTTCAAGAAAATCTAAAAAGTGACTAAGTTAAAAACACAACGCAAACGTTTATTTTTTGACATCGAAACATCTCCCAACATAGGCCTATTCTTTGAGGCTGGATTTAAGAAAAACATAAGTTTTGAAAGTATTATAAATGAGAGAGCAATAATTTGTATTTGCTACAAGTGGGAAGACCAAAGCGAAGTAAATTACCTTAATTGGGATTCCAAGCAATGCGATAAAAAAATGCTGGAGAAGTTTGTACAAGTGGCAAATTCAGCAGATGAGATGGTAGGGCATAATGGAGATAATTTTGACTTGAAGTGGATAAGGACAAGATGCTTATTGCATAAGATTGCAATGTTCCCTAATTATGTGACTATTGACACATTAAAAATCAGCAGACAAAAATTCCGTTTCAATTCCAATAAGTTAGATTATATCGCTCAGTTCTTAGGGATGGGAAAAAAGATAAAGACAGACTATTCCCTGTGGAAGAATATCTTACTTCATAAGGATAAGGATGCAATGTCTAAGATGGTAAAATACTGTCAAAAGGATGTTATCCTACTGGAGAAAATATTCAAGCAATTAGCAGGACACATTGAAGCTAAAACACACTATGGAGTAATATTTGGGCAAGATAGAGCAAGTTGTCCCGAATGTGGTAGTGATGACCTTTTTAAGTCGGGAATTAAAACATTGGCATCCGGAATAGTTAAACAGGTTCTAATTTGTAAAACTTGCCATAAATATCACCGAAAAACTATAAAATGAGACAAGAAATATTGCATCTATTGAGTAATTTACATCCATCTGAGGCCATCCAATTGGTGGAGTCAATTGGCAAAGAATTGAGGCAAAAGAATTCAATAAGAATAAGTAATAAAATTGAGTATAAACATTTGGACTTTGATAGACCGGATTTACAAACCTTAAAAAAGAAATAATGGAACAAGTAACAGAAACAATTGAGCCAGTAGTAGAAATTGAAGAGGAAATAGATGAGTTATTCATTGAGCCTTATTCAGACACAGATTACATTGGCGCAGCTTACAATTCATTGGCTGCCATCTCTGATATCGATGTTGGAATGATGACAAAAAATAATGTTGCCAAGATAAATAGGATTAAAAGGCAATCAATCAGAATTATATCACATTGTTTAAACAACCTCTATGAAGAATTATTCGACAATTCTGTTGATGGCAGCGATGATTAGTATGATTGGCTGCTATACAGAAAATAAGGCTCTAAAGGACTTAAATAAGGCTTACGATATGCATCCTAACGTTGTTGCTAAGTATAGCGCAGACCACTTCCCTTGTATTGGGTCTGAAGTGGTAAAATATGACACATCTTATGACTTTGTAGAGATACAATGTCCGGAGGCAAATGAGAGTAATCAAGTTAATGATACAATTTACTTGACAAAGTATATACCAAAAGTAAACTCTTCAAAGCCTTCTAAAGTTGTCGCTATTCCTACAAAAACAATCATAAAGACTATAACAGTCGTTGATAATGCCGAGTTGAATGTAAGCGAGTTTAGGCTGGAGCAATGCGAAAACGAAAAGAGTGAATATATTGACAAGATTGTCCAAAGAGGCAACTGGATAAAATGGTTGTTAATCCTTCTTGCATTATCCTTAGTTGGAAATATAATTTTGATTAGAAAATAACCTTTATCTTTACATTGTTTAAGTTTGCATAAAATAGTTGATCGGCTGGTGTTTCTACACCGGCTTTTTTTATGCATAAAAAAAACCTTCGATAAAGAAGGCTTTTAGAATTAAATAGGTATTGTGGTTCTAAACTGTTCCAGCTATATCAGCTTTGATAACTTCTAAGCCATCAACAACTGCTTGTATTTGGTCGGGAGTTGGTGCAGCGTTTACCAATGAAGTTAGGTCTGCAATTTGAGACTCTAATCCGATGATTGTTGCATTCTGTCCAGCTACTAAATCTGCAATTTGAGATTGTTCAGCATCAACTGTTTCCTGTAATTCAGCAAGTTTAACTTGCAATTCTTCTAATGTTGCCATAATGGTTTGAAATTTTGGGTTTAATATATGAGATAATGTCTTGTATAAACTTTTGTACTTGTATATGTTTATTTCTATCATAGGTCAAATATAGGAATATTTGTGACACAAATTTATTTAGTTTTCTGAAATCTCATTTGTTTAATATTGCCCATCTGTCTGTTGGTGTACCAGTCTATATGGAATTCAAAGGTCTCAGATGCCGTATCAAGTGCTTTTCTAAATCTCTTCATAGAATAGTCTTTTTTATCCATCTCATTGCGCATTAAAAAGGATTTCCATTCCTCAGTAAGCGTAACATAATTAATCTCTGCCCTTTCAACTAAATCATCGTAAAATTCAAGAAACTCCTCACCGAAATTTAATTTAACTCCTTTGCGTTTTAATGCATTTGAGTTGTTCACTTCCAGTATGCCTTCTTTCATATAAAGGCTGACACAGAAAAACATAAAATTGTAAAACCTATTCCACTCATCCTCATCCCAATTGTCAAATAATTTATGCCCAAAGAAATCCATTGGAGTATAACGAGAATTAAAAAAGGATGCAAACTCAAAAACCTTTTGCCTTCTCTTTGCGTGTTCTGCTGAATTATTGATAGAGTAATTAGTTGTAAAGGCAATTTTAGGCGATTCAGCGTAGCTTAAAAACAACTCATCCTTATTCTTCTTTTCTACTGTCATACCTTCTGTAATGGTCGGATAATACTTCTCAAAGTCAACATTTCGAGGGCAATCCTCAATAACAACTAATTTAGTGCCAAGGGTAACTCTTTGGAAGGCAAAATTCTTCTCCGGTTTGAAATTTCTGCCATCAATTTTAACTGTGGGCAACATCTCTGAGATGGCTTTAAAGAATATCCCTTTGCCTGTTCCTCCTCCTTTACTCTCATCATCTGTCTCCTCTGCAAGTATAGGCGCATAAGGTTTGGAGGGGTCTTTATAAGAATGCAAGATATAACCTATCAAAGTCATCGCATAACTAAGCCTTTCAAAGTCATCATTGCTTACCTTTTCAAGAAATCTGTAATATTCACAAAGTGTAGGATCAAAATCTTGGTCTATAGAGATGTTGTGCTTATAATTTACTTGCGTGTTCCAAATACTCTTTTTTATCTCTCCATAGCTTTTAAGTTTCACAGTATCTTTAGTTATAACAACAACTCCATTTGCATAAGCAAAATAACTATGCTTTGCAGTATCCTTTAATAAGTCAAGTTTTTTATGGTCTAAGAATTCAAGAAACGATGGACTAAAATATGTATCTGAGCCGTT